TTCCTTCGGCACGCCGGCATCGCCGGCGCCGACTTCCGCCGGCGTCGCATCCTCGAGGATCTCGAGAAGCGCCGACGTCGCACTCGCGATCGTAAGCGCGATCTGCCGCACGGCCCGGAGATCGCTCGCGTTCATTGCACCCTCGCCTCATATCGGATGATCCCGTGCTTCAGCGGCGGACGTGCCGCGTTATCGTCGAGAATACCAATCAGGAAGCACGAGCCGCCCCAATGGCGAAAGCTGCCGGAGAGCGTGAGGCGCGTCCCCTCGAGCGTGATCCCGCATTGCGCGGCGATCGCGCGTATCGGCCCCTCTTGCCGCGTCGGATACCATACGTGCAGCTCGAGGACACAGAGCCCGCCGACGCTCGAGAAGACGCCCGTCGGTGACGTCGACGGCGAGCGGACGACGATGTACCGGAGCGGCTGCGCGCCGTCCGTCGGATTCGGTGCGCCGCCGTCGTGTACGCCTTTCTCCGTGCCGGCATCGAGCAGGCTATTGAGTGACGTATTCGCGCGGAGCGCCGTTACCACGGCATCCGTGAGCGGCCCGATCGCCTCGAGAGACGCCTGCATTACTGCGCCCTCGCCAATCGCGCCGCGTTCACGCGTAACGCCTGCGCGACTTCGCGCAGATACCGCGGCCGCTCGAGCTCAAACGCCGGCCGAAGGTGCGCGTTCTGTATGAATTGCCCGGTGATCCAATGCCGAAAACCGAGCTCTTGGAAAAGGTAGTAATCCGCGAGCCCCTGCCCGGAGAAATCGGCCTGATTGTACCCGAGCTGCCACGCGAGGCGCTTCGCCGAGATCACGAGGCGGATCTTCGATCGCATGTATCCCTCGTCGACCGGCGCGAAGTGCTCGGCCATCGCCTGCGCGCGCTCGCCGCTCCGGACGGTGATCCGCTCGAGATCGCGCGAGACGCCGCGGCCGTATTGCCGCAGGTTTGCGACCGTTGCGCGCTGCGTCTTCTCCGTCACGCGCATATCGAGGCGGAAGGCGGCATTCGCCATCGCGCTACACTCCCGCCGGCGCCGTCTCGGCGCATTCGACGAGCGCGACGGATTCCTCGACGTGCGGCACGTGCGCGCCGAGCGCGTAGAGCAACCTCGAGACAAACGGCGTCCCGTCCGGCCGCTTCCCGTTCACGGTGTACCGGCGCCGCGGCCCGGCGTGCGGTGAGCTCGCGGCGAAGCCGAGCAGCCACTCCGTCTCCGGCCGTAAGGCCTGATCGGCGCCGACTTTCGCCGCGGCCGATACGTGCATGAGCCGGCACGGGACGCTCGTCGCGGCGGCGCTCCATACGTCGTCTGCGTCGATCGTCTCGACGGTGCACCAGTGCGGCAGGTTCGCCCGGTGTAGGCTCGTGAGCTCGGCCTTCGTGAAGCCGTCAAGCAGCGGGAAGCCCGGCATCCCGTTACCACTCGATCCGATGCCGGAAGCTCGAGGACGGCGGCACGTCCGGCGCCGTCTCGTCTTCGTCGACCGGCACGAGCGCGTCCGCTTCCCCTTTCTTTGCGTTCGCCAGCTCGAGGAAGGCGAGCGCCTGCTTCGGATCGTATCGGCGCGAGCCCTGCCCGTCGATCCGTGCCTCTGCCGCCGTCGCGATCATGCGCTGATATACGGCGAAATACGCGCGGTAATAGGCCCACGCGCGCGCGTACGTGTCGTGATCTTCGTCGTCGAGGGAGAAGTCCGCGGCCCGTGTGTATCCCTCGTCGAGATACTGCTCGAGACGTTCCTCGAGCGTGACCGGCGGCGGCGGACTTAACGCCGCGTCGAGATGCGGGAAGAGCTGCGTCTCGAGCTCTCCGACCGGCTGCAGCAAGTCCGAACTTGAGAGAGGCACCGCAGCTCCCGACGGTGAGAAAGTGAAGCGAGCCGGCCCGGCGGATTCCGACGAGCCGGCTCACCCTATCCGTGTGCGTCCTGCCTTACGCGAGATCTGTCTCGGCGACGACGATCTTATCCGCGGCCTCGAGGACCGGGAGCAGGTTCGTGACGCCTCGACCGATCACCTTATACGGCTCGTGCTGCGGCGTGAAGAGATCGGCCCATCGGCCCGGAATCCCGCCGCCTTCGACCGTCGGTGCGACGTGCGTATACCCGAGCCGGTTCGCCCGATTCGGATCTTCCGTGCTCCCTTCGTCCACGTTGACGGCGAAGCCGTCGACCGTGTTCGGCGCCACGAAAAGCAGCTTCCCCGGATCCATGAACGGGAGTTTCTGCGGCGTCGCCGGAGCGGCCGGATCGAGAACTTCGGCCTCGAGATCATACGGAATCATCGTAATTACGTCCTGCGAGTCATTCGTAAAGATCCCGTCCGACGTGACCCGGCGGAGCGTCACGGTGCCTTCCGACTCGCCGATCGTCACGAGGTTGTTCACCGTGTTGTATCGGATCTCGTCGATCGTCGTCGGATGCGCGATGATCGCGCGGATCCGCTTCAGGATCCGGCGTGCCTCGCGTACGTCCGTGTGGAACTTGGACGCCGAGCCGCCGTACGCGTCGTTCCCCGAGCGCACCGTGAGGATATTCCCCGTCGGCACGCCGTAATCGACGGCGAGCGTGATCCCGTTCATTACCCAGTCGAGGCGGCCCGTCTGCAGCGCGCGGCCGCGCATCCACTCGGCCGTATCGAGATGCGGCTGCACGATGACTTTCGCGACGAAATTCAAGAGCTGCCGAAGGACGACGTCGTTCGTCGGCGCCTGCGACACTTGGAGACGCAGCATCATCTCCTGAAGTGTGCGCATCGTCTGCTCATTGATCGGAATCTCATTCGCGATCTTCGCCGTCTGCTCCTGCAGGGACGTTGAGCCGATCGCGCCGCCCGGCGGATACGGCGAATCCATACCGACGAGGCCGGCCATCGTGGCCCGGATCGTGATATTCCCGGACTGCACGCTGTACCCGAAACGCGTTTCTTCGGGCAGCAACGTGTTGAAGAGGTAACTCCCCGGCGCGCGCGCGCGATTCGCGATGACGGCCGCGGCGCCCGGCCCGAGCGCGGCGATGAGTGCCGCAAAATTGATGAACATTGAGGCGGATCCCGTTGTGCTTGGGTTGCGCTGCGCCCTTGGGCAGCCGTTCGTCTCACCTTCCGATCGCCGGCATCGTCAGAGGATGCCGGCGCCGTCCCACAGTGAGCCGCGCGCCCCTTGGGACGCGGCCGCGCGAGCGCCTATACGGCGCGATCGTCCTCGTACGTGTGATACTGGAAAGCGGCGCCGCCGTTCGTGAGCGCCGTCTTCGTGCCCGCCGGCAGCTCTCCGGCTTCCGCATTCGGAAGCAGGTTCTCCCACACGACGCCGCCGGTGATAATGCCGTACCCGGAAAGCGCTTCCGCCGGTGCGTCTTCGTTCGCTTCGCTGGCGAGCAGGCCGACGGCCGTCGTCGGCGTTTCGTCCGGTGACGCGCTCGCATCGGTTCCGCCGTACTCGATCACGGATCCGTCGGCGAGCTCGCTCACCACTTGCCCGGCCTTGAGCCGCTTTTTCCCCGTCGCCTCGTCTATGAAATCTTCAGAGACGGCGGCCCACTTGACTTGACGCCCCGAAGGATGCCGGCGCATAAAGCCCGGATCCGCGATGAAATTCGGGAGCATGTTCGTGTATTCTGTCCGCGGCATGCGTAACCCCGTGTTACTGGTAGGGTGAGCCTACTTCGTTCCGGTGCGCGCGCCTTGCGGCTGCAACGGGTTTGTCACTGCGCGCGCCGCTTCGGCGCGAGACTTCGTGAAGCTCTCGAGGATCGAGCCGGAGCCGCTGCTGCCGTTGCCCCCGCCGTTATCCGGGAATGTAACGTACGACGCCGGTTGACCGTTACCCGCTGCAGCGCCGGCGCCATTCGTACCCGCGGCGCCCGCCTTTAGTGCGGCGAGATGTTCCTTTGTCCAATCGCGGTTAGCGACCGTCTCGAGCGTCTCCCACGTCGCGTTAGGATCGCCCGGCTTCCGCGCGTACACGACCTCGCGCGGCTTCCCGTCGCTGCCCGTCTCATTCCGAATCTCGAGATCGCGCGGATCCGCGACGAGACGATCGGCCAGCGTCGCGGCGCCCCACTTCATAAGGCCGGCCGCCTTCGCGCGCGCGTCCTTCACCTTCGCCGCGGCGAGCTCCGTCGCCGTCTTCGTCGCCTCGTCGAGCTTCGCCTTCAGCTCGGCCGGCTTCCCGAGCGTCTTTAGTGCGTTGTACTCGGCGAGCTGCTCACCGTGTAGCACGATGGAGCCCTGCGGGTTGCGCGTCTCGTACGCCTCGAGCGCCTTTTTCTGATCGCGGACGCGCCGGCGGAGCCGGTAATTCTCGTCGAAGAGACTTCGCGCGGCCGCTTCGGCGTTCCCGGCGCGCGTGACGAGCGTTTGAAATTCCGGCTCCACGTTCGCCGGGAGTCGCGTCGTCGTGCCGGGAACCGGCGCCGGCCGCGGCCCCGGTGACGGATCCGGAGTACCCGAGCCCGTGCCCGGTTGCGTGTTCGGATCGAGAAAGCGGCGGCCGCGGCGGAGAAATGTCATGACGGAATGGCTCGGTCGATACGGATCGGTCGAGGCATCGGCCGTGAGTGCCGGCGCCGGCTCACGGCCGACAACCTAAGCAATTAGAGCCGAATCGGCCAGACGGGAAGGACTTACCGCTTCCGGCGTGCGGCCGTGAATTCGTCGGCGTCCGGGCAATCTTGGAAGTGATTCACGCCGGATCCGGTATCCGTCGACGTCGGCGCGTATGCGCCTTCGGGCTCGATCGAGATCGGGATCTTCGCGCCCGGCGTTTTCTCGCTCGGAATGTCGAAGATCATCGCCTCGCACGAGCTGCCGCGGCATGGTCGAGGCTTCGTGCCGGCCGGGATCGTATACCACGTGAACGGCCGCGGCGTCATCGCTCGAGCGCCTCGAGCGCGAGATCCGCGACGACGCGCCGGCCTCGAGGCGTCTCGAGCAGCCGCTCCGCGCGCCGGTCCTCTTCCGCCTTCCGGAAGGCCTGCCCGGCGAGGAAGGCGACGACGTGCGCCTGCTCGGCGATCGGGAGCGCGGCGAAGCGCCGCGGCGGCTGCCGGCCGATCACGATCTGCCGCTCGAGCTCTCGCCAGTCGCGGACGCGCCGCTCGCCAGTGACGAGGATCACGCCGCCGGCGGCCGGCCGATCCGGCTCGTATGGATCGCGGCGGCGAGCACGGCGCCGACGACCGTCACGCCGGCGATCACGACGACGACACCGAGACTCGAGAATTCCGTCCGCGGCGGATCGGCGAGCTGCCCGACGAGGAAGACGCCGGCGGCGACGCCGATCATGAGCTCGACGATGCGAGCGAGAGATTCCCGGAAGGCGTTCAACATTGGTCGACTCCCCCGTTAGTTGGTATTCGACGGCTGCGTGACTTCGCCGTTGATGACGTGCCCGTGCCAGTGTCCGCCGAGAATATGTACGCTCGGCGTGAATGTCACCTTCTCGAGATCCGCCTCGCCGTTCCATCCCCACACGACCGGCGAGCTTTTGCCCTTGCCCCGTTCGAACGGCAGCCGGACGCGCGGACGCTCGACGTCCGGCACGCCGGCGAGGATGCAATGCGGACACTCGAGCCACACGTGCCCGCCGTCCCCGGTCGCATTGAGAATGAGCCGCGGCCCGTCCTCGAGAACGTCGACGACAATCTCGCGCAGTCTCATCTCGAGTCTCCCGATCGATAGCGTATGTGACACCGGCAATTTGTGAGGCACGTCCGCGTCCCGATCGGCCGGAGCTTCCCGATCGGCACCCATCCTCGAGATGACTCGTGCACGCAGCCGTCGCAGCTATCGCCGCGCGTCCGCACGTTCCGCTCGTGTGTCATCCCTTGGACGTCCTTCATCTCGACGCGCTCGCTCTCGTGATACATCTGCATGCTCGCGCCGGCATACATCCGCGCGCGCATCCGAAAAGATCCGTCCGTTTTCTTTCCGGCGGCCAGCTCGAGCGCAAACTTATTGAGCCGCTCGTACTGAAAGCGCACGAGCCGCCCGACGCGCCCGAAGTCCGCCGACGTGAGTTGCGCCCATCCGCCGCGCGGAATCGCGGCCGAGTAAAGGTGCGTCGACTTGACGTGCGTCGCCATCTGCTCCCGCCATTGGTCGACACTAATTAGCCCGTTCTGCAGGTTCGCGCCCGTGAGATCGATCTCCCGCTTCGCCCGGTTAAGCGCGCGCTCGAGGGATCCGCGGATGACGTCCCTCGAGACGAAACGGCCCGACACTTTGGAGCGGTATTGCGAGCTCTTCGCGTCCCATTCGAAGGCGGAGAGAAACGGCCGGCGTGCGATCGGCACGCGTTTACGCCTTGCTCATTGCCTGCTGTACGTCCCGGATCGCCTCGAGCCGTGTTTTCTCCTGCCTCGCCGACACGTACGACGCGAGCGCCGACGCTGCGCGGCGCTCGGCGTCGAGAATCTCGGCGTCGACGTTCTCGACGAGTGCCTTCTCGAGATTGACGTTCACGGCCGCCGTTCGTCGGCGTCGAGTAGTGTCCGAAAGACGCCGTCCGCGTGACGCTGCCATGCGCCGCGCGCGCGTGCGAGATCGCTATCCGTCACGAGTGATCGACGCGCGATCTCTGCGGCGCTCCACGATCGGAGTTGCTCACGAGGCGGCGCCTTCGTCGGCGGGATCGCCACCGGCCGGATCGCCTGCTTGCGGATCGCCATTGCTCCCCCCTGCGGGATCCGTGTTCTCTTCGGTCCCCTTGGGCTCTTGCAATTTACGATCCTTCTCGAGCTGCTCGACGACGTCATCATCGAGGCCGACGAGCTCGCCGACGAGTGCGACGGACGCGCCGAGATCGATCCATAACTGCGCGACTTCCGCCTGACGCCGGAGCAGATCGAGCCGCGCGCCGCGCTCTTGCGAGATGCGCGTCTGCTCGGCGTC